ATTTAACCTTTGGTGTCGAGTTTGATGACTGTTCCTTTTTCATCTTTTTGCTCCTTTTCATTTAGCAGGTTAGAGATATCCTGTAAGATTGTTAAACACGTATGTGCTTGTCCTAGCATATACTTATATTTTTCCATATTGTCAACTGTACCTGACATCATGCTTTCTCCAATATTATGATATCTTTCTTTTAATGTTTTCTGTATTCTATTTATTATTATTAGTTCGTCTGATTGCATCTTTACCTTTTTTAAATATAGCAGCGACTTTTGATTTACCCATAACTTTGGCACGCTGTTCTCCAACTGTTAGGATTTGAATTTTTCTAGCAAACGGTTTAGATATTTTTTTAACTTTTGCAACAGTCTTTCTTGCATCTGCAGGTGTTGCAAATTTTATACCAACTGTATCTTTAGGATTTTCGTCTGTGTATAATCTTCTACCAGAGCCTTTAGGTTTTTTACCTGTTCCTTTTTTTGGATCCGCCATTGATAACTCCTTTTAATATTTTCGCCTGACCTGCGTGTGCTTTAGAAGCTTTTTTCAAAGCCTTAACAACTTTTTTAATTTTTCTTTTTTTGTTGCCTAACATTTCCATCTCCTTCTAGCCTGACGTATTCTTGAGTTCGGATCATTTCTAGTTTTAGCTGATGCTCTTTTGAGTTGCCCTAGTGAACGTGCGCAGTAAGATTTTCTACGTTTCGCAGCTTTTGATCCTGGCTTCACTTTTCCAGTCACGGCTGTTTTTAATTTAGAACCTGGGTTAAGTCTTCTGTAAGCTTTAACTCCAGCCTCTGTCATTCCAGCACCCTTTTTAGTGGGTCTAAAATTTTTTTTATTTCTAGCAGGCATTGTGCCTTTATTATATAATTCTCTTGGCATTTGTGATCTTGATATCATTATACCAAACCTTTGTAATATTTTTGATAACTTGGATTACTAACTTTAACTCCACCTAAGTCTCCAGATATGTAACTACCTGTATAATTTCTTTGTGCTTGTCTAACCATTGAATTTTCACCGGCTGATCCGCCTAGATTTTTTTTCTTTCTCTTAGGTGCAAACGTTGCAGCTCTACTCGGTGTCGGACCAGTATTTGCTTTCGCTTGTTTTCTTTTTACGGCACCCGCACGCTGCCCTTTGGTCATCGCTCTTGCTTTTGCAATG